TGTTTGATTTCCATCCCATATGCTTGCCGCCATGTAGTTCGCGCCGTTGCTGATTGTCGGCGTTGGCAGGTTTTGGGTGCAGAGTGCTTTGAATCCGGACGGGGCGGTGTAGGCAAACGGGCGTTGACCGAAGTTCCATGTTTCTGAATGGGAGGCAGGACTGCGGTTTCCGCTTGTAAAAACCTTGGGAGCGTTGTTTATGGTTGTTGAAATTGCGCCTTGACTTACGCCATTTTTATAGAATGTGACAGTATTGTTGTCTATATCGACAGCAATACCGATCACATCTCCCGTGGTGTAAGTTGCACCATAAGCGGATGCTGTGGTTTCAATGTATTTGTTGCCGTTTAAAGCGTAGTAACCAACGCCGCCGGTACTTGCACGGCTCGGGTCTTGATTGGCTATATCAGCAACGCTTGCATTCATTATTCCAACAATGTTTGCGTTACTGCCTGTTGCGTAGACAACCTCCGCATACCATTTGCCTGATGCCATTGCTACTGACGAGACACCGCCGCATTGAACGGTTCCTGAACAAAACAGGTTGCCATCACTGTAAGTTGCGCCTGTGGGCTGCGTCGCATTCAATACCGCATAATTCCCACGCACCTCACCACCAGCGCCAGTATCTGTGCCGTAGTTTGTCGGGCTGTCCACCATGCTGTCGTAGGTCGTGCCAGCAGTCACCGAAATGTTGTTCGGTGTCCAATTGTTCCCGTTGCCGCTTGAGTCCTTGCCAATCGTCGTGGCAGTTGCGCCGCTATTGTCGCTGAAGTTCAGGTAAAAGCCGTTTGTACCGTATGTGCCGCTGTAGCGTATGGGATTCCATACACCAGTAACAGCATCAAATGCGCCGAAGCTAGTGGGCGTTAAGGCTTGACCGTCAATGAAGTTGACTTCGGTCATGTAACCATCATAGTAAGGCGCACCACCACCCGCCCTTGATCCGATTGCCGTTGCTTGATTGTTGTTTATTGCAAAAGTGGTGTTTTGGTTAGGGTAAGTTGCAGTCGTAAGTGCAGTGACTTGCGCCCCGTTGTAATACAACTTCAGCCGATTAGATGCAGTGGCTTGGGTGGTATCAAGTACCACCATCATATGAAACCATGCGCTCGGATCGCGTCTAGCAGGTGTTTCTGCTATGTTTAATACAGCACTTCCGCTAATTTGCCCATATACAGCAATACATGGCACAGAAAGGCCATTGTCAGTAATTTGAATGGTGAACAAATCACTGCCAAATGATCCAGCACTCAATAAAGACATTGATGTGTTGAAATCAATTGGCGCTTTTTTAATCCATGCACTAAATGTCCACGTTGAACGGTTACTAGCGCTTGATGGTGTTCGACTAAAATACGCACTGGCAGACGAACGGAAGCGAACACTACGGCTGATTCGATAGCCGCCCGTCGGCTGTTGTCCAAACATCAAATCTTTGGATGCAAACATATCAACCCATCAAGAGAAGTTTTGCACAGCAGCGCCGTACCAGTTCGTACCATCAGCAAAGAACGTAATAATGTCGCGTCCGGTCGAAGCCGTCGTTGTGATCGTCGGCGCAGTACCGCCGGGCCACTTCACGCTAGTAAATGTTGCAGTACGTCCACCCGTCGAATCTTGAACAATAATCAAGATAAACGATTTGCCAGCAGTTGCAGTCGGCATCGTAAACGTACAGTTACCTGTCAAAGTAACGGTTTGAACTGTGCCGTTCGTTAGCGCAAGCGTTTGCGATGTTCCGCTGTTACCAATGGCAACAACGCTTTCGACGTAGTTAGTCACCGTCGGGTTATTGATGATCGGGCTAGTCAGTCCCGTAACCGTCAAATAGCCGGTCGAAGGATTGAAACTTAACTTAGTTGAACTGGTGTTTTCAGCCGAGATCGTTCCGCTAGTGGCGCTCGTAAACAACGGATAGCGCGTTGCATTGGTCGTCGTATCGTCGGTGATCGTGATTGCAGTTGAGGGCGCTGCCCATGTCGGCGCACTTGCTCCGTTAGACTGCAAAAATTGCCCCGAAGTACCCGCAGAGGTAAACGCATACGCAGTACCGCTACCGTAAGCCACTGCACCTGCTGTCGGGGTAGCCGTTCCCGCTGTACCCCCAAGATTTATAGCGACAGGGTTGGTTAGACTAAACGTTGATCCAACTAGCGTCAGACCAGTGCCTGCTGTGTACGACGCGCCGCCTGAGAACTGCGACCAGTTCATTGCGGTAACACCGATAGTCCCGCCCGCGTTAGCCGTACACACCCATCCCGTATCGCCTTGACTGCTGCCTTGCTCTAGGAACGTAAACGCACCGGGAACTTCCGACCATGTATCCATGTCGGTCGAACGTGTCCACGCACCACTAGCCACAACATAAATGCCGTTTTCTGCTGCGGCAGTCTGATTCTTGACTAGACACCTGTCGCCAGCAATCAACGCAATACCATCAATCGTCTGCGTACCTGACAACGTAATGTTTGCAGTCGTTCCAGCAATACACGAACCCTTAACATCAAGCCCCGTCACCAACGCATCGACATAGCTTTTATTTACTATGTCATTTCCCGTTGCAGGCGTAGTCGATATCGTGCCCGTCGTGGTAGCGATGTTCGTAAAAACACCCGTTGATGGAACTGTCGCGCCAATCGTTGCACCGTCAATCGTGCCGCCAGTGATTGCAGCAATACCCGCAGCCGGAACGGTAAAGTAAACACCAGCAGGCCCGACAAACGTCACAAACCCTTGCGTGTCTGTAAATATTCCCTGCACTGGGACGATGTTAATCGTCTGCGTGTTTGCTGTTTGATTCTGTAGTGTCTGAGACATGACAGCCCCTTAGTCGGCTTGGGCGGCAGTAATGTAGAGCGTGTTAGTGCCGGAACTAATAGCCTTGATGTAAAACGGCGCTTTCGGTGCTGCGATAATGACCGGGTAATTCATAGCTGCGGGCAGAATGTAACTGGTGCTGCCATTGCCGGTCGAAGGAATTGCAGGAGTTGCTACGGTGCTGCTGTTCGACAATTCAACAGCCGCAATACCAGTGCCGGTGTTAAGCAGTTGAACATAGTTTGTCTGATCGTTTGTCGTTGCAACAATCTGCAAAGCTGCACTAGCCGCAGTTGTAAGGTCAAGCGCATACGTCTTACCGCTAACCCGAATGACTGAAGTGTTAACCATTTTTCGACCTTTCTAAAGAAGAAAAGCCGCCCCTAATGGAAGCGGCTTTCCCTTTTCTTCGTTACTGATTAGAACTCGCTGAAGTCATAACCGTAGACAAAAATGTCTACAGTGCCACCGGCGACAGCAGTGCCGACTTTGACATACAGGGTTTGAGCCGAAAGGTTCACGTTCTTGGTTGCTGACACCACGGTCGAGTTCGTCACGTAGGTCGCGCCGGTGTTGCTGGTCAGCGCTGCGTTGGTGACAATCTCAGTGCCCGTTCCCGCAGGGCCAGTCCAAATCGCCAAGTAACCAGCGCTTACGTCTTTGTTAGCGTTGGTGATAGCGACGTTCTGAACACAGTAGGAAGTCGTATTGTTGATCGGCAGGGTAACGCTTGCATCGCCAGTTTGCGAGATCGGTACTGCACTCGCAGAGGCAAGCAGACGGATCGCCTGATTGGTCGCCAAATTCGACGGGTGAATAGTAGTTGCTGAAGCTGGGCCGGGATTAGACATTTGTCGTTTCCTTTTCTGTGTGAGTTATTAAGCTGCGACGCGGCAGGCAAGTTCCGGGTACAGCGGAGCCCAGCCATACAGCACATCAAGACGAGTCGGAATCGAGTCGTTGTTAATGGTGTATTGACGAACCACGCGGATGCTCATGCCAAGTTCTTTGTCGCTTGCACGTCCAGCGAAATGCACGCCCTCGGGCAGTTCAAGATCAGCCATCGCAACCGTGAAGGCGTTGCGGTGCATGATGATGTTCTGCGGCGAAACTACGCCGGTGTTGTTGAACGGGGTAACGACAGCCGAAGCCGAGGTCGCAGCCACGTTCACGTTTTGGAACTGACCAGCAGTAATCACAGCCGGGGAAACGGTCACAGAGGTCGTGCCGCTGGTGGAGACAGTCACATCCGACATAACCACGAAGTTACGCAGCTTGTTTGAGCCGTAGGCTTGACGGTTCTGCGGGTTCACAGCAAAGACGTTAGCGATTTGGATCACGTCGCCTTGCTTGAGGCCAGCAGCAGCAGTCGCAGCGGTCAGCGCGATGGTCGAGGTCGAAGCCCAACCCGAGGTCAGGAAGCCCGTAGCGGTCGTGGTAGCGCACGACAGGGTAGCGGTCGAGTACGAACCAAACGTCTGATTAACAACGTTCTGATCCATCTTCCACTTCATACCGGCAGAGTCAGTACCCATCAGGCCTTTCTCGTATTGCGACGAGATTTTAGCCGACGGCATAAACAGACCTTTCAGGCTGTCCACGATGGTCGCGGAGGTAAACGGCTCAACGATGCACGAACGACGACCGTCACGCGGTGCGCCTTCGCTGTCGAGATACGCAGCGCCGGTCAGGTAGGTAATCAGGCCAGTCGGAGGAGTTCCGGCAGTGCCGACGATGTTCGCGGTGTTGTTCTTAGCCATGACCAAACCATCGCGGTCGATCTTGTTGGCAATCGCAGCAATCGCGGGCTTCAGCACACGATCCGAGAACATATCCAACGACAGCGCCAAGTCTTGCGTGGTGAACTGGGTATCAACGTGGAACTGGGTCGACAGGGTGACAGGCACGCTGGTTTCGTTGAAATCTTCAACGTTCAGCGCAGGGCCGGTCGTACCAATGAAACGCCCCGGACGGCGAACGTTAACGGTGTTACCGATCTTCGCGCCAACTACGGCAAACTGATCGTCATAGTTACGGTCAACTTCACCCGTAAAGGTGAGTTCGTTTTCCAAGACCATCAAGGCCTCGTTAGTGATCTTACTAATAGTCAACAGATTGTTTGACATGATTTGTCCTTAAAAATGAGAATGGAATCAGCGGATTTTTCCGGCCTTGCGTGCGGCTCGCCATTGGGCATAAGTACCGTGGAATTCCCCGTTACTGTCTAGCTTGTTGTCCAATGTTGACCCCATCGCCTTGATCGGTTTAATCGGTGCAGGTGCTTTAGACACCGACACAGGTTTTGCTGTCCCGGTAGGCGTTTCCAGCTTCGCCTCCAGCCTCCCAATCTCGCGCAGCGCGTTAATCGTTGACAGCTTCGCCAACTTCTCCCCGATTTCGGGGTTCTCAGCAAGGTGATATAGGATTTTTGGCCCTATTTCACTTTCAAGGATGGCATCCCGCACTTGATCGCTTACCGCGACTTCGCTGCTGGCTACCATTTCCTCAAAATCAGGCAATTCTGCTTTGACTGCCTCAAGTCGTTCGTTCCAAGTCGTAATGACTCGTTGACGTTCTTCCTGTGCGCGGCGCTCGGCTTCTTGCTGATCTCGCTTCTTTAACGCATTTTCTGCTGAGTAATCTGCCAATGCTTTTGCATATTCAAACGCATCGGTAAATTGCTCCGGTTTCGGTTCTTCGTCAATCGGATCAGCCTTTGGCGTGACCTTTTCTTCAAGTTCCCTTAACCGCGCTTCTAGTGCTGTCCTTGCTTCACGTTCCTTTGCGGCTTCTTGCCGGGCTAGTTCGCGTTGCTTGGTCAGTTCTGAAAAGCGTTTTTCGAGTTTCGGATTCTGTTTCTTTTCCGGTTCAGTTGCCTCGTTAACTGCTTCCTGTCCACTCTCATCCTCGGATTCGGTCGGCTCGACTTCTTCAGTCGCCTCAACAGGTTCTTCGGGAGCTAGACGAAGGTGCGTTTGGTTAAATTCGGCTAAATTTTCACTCGTTACAACGTTTTGAGCCTGTTTAGGCTCTTGCACTTCGGACATGAGTTTCCTCAAGGTTTTGACCCGTTGAATCCAACGGTAGATTAAAAATATACTCCTACAAAATCATTGCTGCAAGAATGGACTACCCTGATGCGAAATGTCCTGCGCGGCTATCGTCGCGTAAGCATTCTGCTCCATGTTTCGACGCTCGATCTCTTGCAATAGTCTGCTCGTATCCATGTGATGCAACAAAAGTTGCACGATGGCATCAATTTCGGTCTTGTTCTGCGACGTGATGGCGCGGGTGTTTTGGTCATTGACCTTTACTTCAGCCATCGTTTCGGTGTTGTGGGCTTTGCTGGTCACTTCCATCAACTTACGTTTAGTCGCCCCATCTTCCTTGATTTGGGCAACCTGACCACGGTTGTTAATCTCAAGCTGCATAGCCTGCAACTGTTGTTGCAATTGCTCAATGACCTGTTTGCTCTGCGCCAATTGCATCTGTACCTGCGGCGGGATCGGGCTTTTATCGTCGATCTGCGCCAGCGGGTTTGACGCTGCCAGCCGGTCAGCAATAATGTCTGCGCCGGGGAAGTCCATGTTGCGGAACACTAAGTCACCGGCAATCTTAAACAGTTCATCTTTAGCCATCAAAGGCATCATCGCCTCGACCGCTTGGATGCGCTTAGACTGATATCCCGGCCCGGTATCCATAACAATGTCGTATTCGCCGACAGTCACATCGTTGAGGATTGCGCCTACAGCGTCGCGCTGGTTGATCGTCACCATGTCCGGTTGACCATCGTCGCCAATGATCCGCATGACGCGCTCGGAGTCATAAATCTTCGGGATTAGGTCAAGGATGATCTTGCCGGTGTGCTTGATCGAACGGGTCAGGTTGTCGTAAAAATGATAATTCGATAGGTCGATTTGCTGCTGCTGACCGTTCAACGCTTTGCCGGAAATGTTGCCCGTCGGCATTTGGTTCGGATCAAAAATGCCTAACACCGCTTGCAGATCGTTGTTGATCGACGATGCTGCTTCCATTATGCCCTGCGGCGGCGGCTCGGGTTGCAGTCGAGTCGGTTGCGGCGCTATGCGGCCCTCAATGTCTGTCTGCTTGTAGCGCAAAACAGGAGCTGACTTGATGTTTGCCTGCGCCCATTCATTCTCGTGACCTTCGTCCTGACCTTCAGCCAACAGCCATTTAGCTTTGGGTGCAAGGGCGATGCTTTCAGTCTGACTAGTGCGCCAAAAATTATACATGCGCTGCGGGTCTTTAGCATGACGCACGAGACCAAACTTTTTGCGCTTGTCCTCAACAGTCAGTTGTGCGCCGTACACCGGAACGATGGGGATGTAACTACCAATCCACTCACCTTCCTCGAGCACCTGCATCGAAGTGACTTTGCACCACTTGATGATTTTGCGATACGTCCTGCGCTCACTGACAATCGAAACGCCAGCCGCTAACATCATCGCTTCATCAGGCAAATCCTCTTTGTATAGCTTTGTGCCATCAGAGAGGAGAACTAACGTCGTTGCTTTGCGCTCGGTGTGGAAGTATTCCGCGATGCGGATATCTTCCTTCATCACCCATTCAGCGCTTGAGTCGCCAGTAGCCCGCAACGTAAAACCCGATCCGTCATCGGCATCAGGATACATTTCGCGGAACGTTGCTTTAGGGATGACCTCGGTCACCAAGCATTGCTCGGCATCCGAACCATCCGGCTCGACCGAGTTTGGATCAAAGTAAACCGTAAACGGGTTATGAATCGGACGAATGTAGATTTCCTGATCGAACGAATCTTCCCGCACGTAATCAGTCTCTACTCGCCAGTAACCCCATCCCATCCTGACCGCGTAGTCGAAGGCGTTATCGTAGGCAGTATCAGCATTAGAGTTGACCTCGATATGCCGCGTGATGCCTTCCAAGACCTTCGATATCTTTAGGTCAGCTTCATTGTTAACAGGATGCACCTTGATGCGTGGGCGTTGCTGCCGCTGCTGGTTGGTAACCTGCCGCACATAGCTGTCGACTTTGTTGATCGTCAGGCAAGGTCGCGCCTCAAGGTTGCGACTGTTCTGAATTTCAACAGGCCATTGATCGCCTGCTGCAAACTTCAAATCTTCAAGAGCCTCCATCCGATTGTTTGAATCGGCATCAGAGGCCAACCGCAAAAACTTCATCGCGGCATCTATTCTTGGGTCATCTTCTTGATAAGGCATGGCTTAGTCTATCCCATCCAGTTCGCGCCTACAACAAAGGTATTTTGCTGCGGCTTTGCGCGGCGTGGTTCTTTGACCATCAACGCGATGTATCTAAAGGCATCCGCGCCGTGTGAGTAATGATCGTGTAACGGTTGTTTACTAAACTGTCCGGTGTTCGGATCGACTTCGTAGCGGTAATGCCGCAAGCAGTCCAAACCTTCCTTGGTGTTTTCGCGGTCAAACCAGCATGCAGGGAAGATCGTCCGGGCGGCATTGATGCTGTCCACAATCGGGACGCGCGGTAAGATTTGTGTCTTGTACCCTGCGCCTCGAACTATTTCCTCGATGCTTTTACCGTTGGCGGCTAAAGTTTTGTTTTCAGCGTCATGCGGCAACCACAGCGTGTCGTACACATAGCCAAAGGTCTGCATCTTGGCTAGGTAATAACTAATCGTCTGTTGGCTATCCTCAAAGTACCGCAGCAGACGGGTTTCCATGCCCACGTACTGCAAAAACCATATTGCAGTGCTGTCCGACCAACCAAGGTCAAACACCGCATGAACGGGCTTGGCAGGGTCATAGACAACATTTGTGATGCGCTGCTGGAGTTCAGCCATCTGCATTTCGCGGGCAAAGATCGCCCCGTCTACCGTCTGCCTACAAACACCTTCCCACACGGTGTTATAGGAATCCATGTCCCGATTCTTAAGGGCTTCGCGCTCAAGATTAAGAGTCTCGGGAAACCACGGGTTGTCTGACCAGTTGATCTTGGTGACGATTGCGTCGCTAGGCGGCTTGACTACAAACCGCTGGTAAGTCTCGTCTGTCTCTAACTCAGGGTTGAAGCTAACCCATATCTCGCTGCCTTCTTTGCGGATGGTCGGGATCAGGACGTTCCACGAAAGTTTGCTTACGTTGGCGGCTTCCTCGACCCAACAGATATCGATACCCTCAAACGACTTAATATTTGTTACATTGTTTTTTAAGCCGCTGAAAAAGAATTCTGTGCCGTTTTGCGCCCGTATGCTAGCTTGGGTGATCTCGTAGAACCCCATAAGACCAAGGCTCTCAATCTGATCGCACAGCAGCTTATGGACGGAATCCTTCAAGCTAGTCTGAAACTCACGGGCACACAGGATACGCAGCGGCTTCCTAGCGCCAAGGATTAGCAGCGCCCTCGCTATGCCCCAACTCTTAGCACCGCCTCGCCCGCCCCACAGGATGCGGTAGCGGGACTTCTCAGGCTTGAACAGGCATTCCAGCTTTGCCGGAAACTGTGCTTGCGCTATCGCTGCCGCTACGTCGGTCATTCGGGCTTGACGAACGACACCACAATGCCTGACAGCAAAGGCGTGCCATCAGCATTCTCAAGCGCTTGCAAAGCCTTGCCGTCCACGCGGTCGATGATCTCCTTGATCGCCCAAGATTCGCCGTTTTCAGCCTCGGAAATCAGCTTTTCAGCGATGGAATGCAACCTATGCGGCTCTTGAATGAGGATTTTGCGTAACTTGTCGTAGAACAACCGTTGCCTTGCAGCATTCTGATTGCCTAACGGTGCTCCGCGTCCTTTTGTTTCAATTTCCATAGTCTTGATTTAATTAATGTTTATTAACAATAGTTGTTACTTCGTTTTGGCTAAATCTTTGATCTTTGTGCGCTCTTGAGCCAGTAGGTCAGGTGCTGCCACGCCCATTGCTGCGGCTATTGCGGCGTTTCTGCGGAACGGGTCAAAGGCGGCAAATCGGGAGCGTATTTGTTCGGGACTAAACATTACGCCAACATCTATTAACCTTGCTGCGCTCCCACCGGGATCGAATGTGTTTTTCAAAATTAACGCGTCATGTTTACCTGCTAACGCTTTGTCCACCAAATCCGAGTAGGTTTGTTCTCTGTACGCACTGCCGCCAAAATCATGCACCAAAGGATTTTTATATGACAACGCGACAGGCATTACATTGCTGCCTTCCTGCGTGTGTTCAGCTAATCTTCTTTCATTTGAAATTGATCTATATTTGTCTATTTGTTGCAAAGCAGGTTTGGCGGCTTTTTCACCAAGCATATTCACCAATTGTTTTTTTGCATTGTCAAACTGTGCTTCATTGTAAAAATTGTACCAACCACTAGGAAACAATTGTTTATATTTTTCATCAAGCAATACCGCCTCGGCTTGCGGTAAAGTTTTGTTGAACACAGTTTTTTGTATTGTGTCTAGCATTGCATCCCTTGCGTCGCCATGTTTAGCTGTCAAAGATTGCACATAATTCATCCTCTTGATTTCTGCATCTTCTGCAATTTGTGATTGTTTTTCGTATTCTTTCCAATCTTTTCTTCGTTCTGCCGCTTGTGCTTTTCGCGTTGCTTCTCTGTATTCGCGTGATCCACCAATTTGTGCGTACCCTGACGCAGTTTCTGCGCCATGACCTTTCATTGATACCGTATTCAATTCGGCAATTTTTTCATCCGGAATGCCCATTTTTTTGAGCATATTAATTGATGCTTGATCGGTAGTTTTTTGTAACATCGCAGCAGGTGGGTTTTGTGGATCGCGGGCAAAGAAAAATCCTTTTTTCGCACTTGCCGCACCTGTTGCCTCTCCTAGCAAATCAGGCCGAAAATTCGTTACATCTCCGGTTGTTCCGTGATACCACCCATGCTCAAATCCTTGTTGCAATGATCTTGCATAAGGATCGGCTGATTGCCCTTGCTGCGCTGCCCGTTCTTGGGCTAGGCGCAATGCAGCATCTTGCGGCGCACTGAATGCGCGTTTGATTGGCGCAGCTATTGACGCGGCTTCCATCGCCCTATCAACATTTCTTTGCTGCACATCCTCGGGCACGCCAAAGACCGACCCACGCCCTAGCCTAGCGCGGGCTAAGTCTGAGATTGAATTCGTCGGCTCAGCAGTGCCGTAAGTCTGACCTGCTCCCAATGCCCGAAGCGCATCCATAATTCGCCCCGGTATCTTTGCTGCCTGCTGTGCATAAGTCGGTGGCGCTGCCGTTGCCATTTCCGACACCGGCGTGCCTTGATACTGTCTCGGACTTAACGCATCAGCAATTCTTGGCATGATTAAGTTTTGTTACGTTTCGATATGGCTTTAGCTTTTGCCTTTGCATCTTCCTTGCTGCTTGCGCCCCATGCTTTCAAGGACAGCGCCAATCGGGTCGGTTTGCCGTCCTTTTCCATCGGGCCGGGCATATTGCCCATCCTTGCAAGGAAAGACGCTCTGCGCGGGTTATCGCCCGATTTGACCGGAGGCTTTAGCGTCCCCCCGGTCTCAGCGTGATAACTTGCTCGCCCCTTGGCGTTTAGCCCGCCTTTAGGGTTTTGCCCTGCTTTTTTCGTCCACGCAGCGGTCATTTTTTCTTTGCCGCTGCTTTCTTGACGGAGTAAGCAATCGCTACCGCCTGCTTGGGCGGCTTGCCAGCGGCAATCTCCGTCTTGATGTTTTTCTGCAACGCAGCTTTACTTGTGGACTTTTTCAACATTAGCTTGCGCCGTGAATAATTGCAAAGTTGATGATGACAGCCTCAGACAACGAACCGCCGGTCAGGTTACGCAGGGTTATAACAGCAGCCCCAGCGCTCATGCTGCTGATGTAAGTCGTGTAAGCAGCAGCAGTACCACCACCCGACACGTTGACAATAATTGCATCGTTAGCGGAAATGAAGCTGTTGGTCAAGGTAAACGACACGGCGGTGTTTGCAGCCAACGCAGCGTTGTTCATCGTGATACGTCCAGCAGACTTGTTCAGCGTCACGCCCGTTGATTTGTCGGTCGCTTGCGTAACCGTACCCTGTGCGGCAGTGCTGTAACCAATTTCTGCCGACGCGTAACAGGTCGTGAATTCGGGGTCAGAGTAAGCCACACCAGTAGCAACAGAATTGCTCATGTTCATTTCCTTTCGTTAAGTTTCTTCTACAAACGCAACATCCTTCCAAGACATAAGAAGGTATCGCACATCATCTTCAAAATACTCTGTAAATCGCAGGTAATCATCAGCACTTGACTTTCCATAAGTGCCGAAATACACCTTGTCGCCCACCTTTAACGGCATTGGGTCTTTTTTGCCGTTATCGTACTTTTGCCCATCACCTACAGCCACCACTGTTCCACGGCTGTCGGCTTCGTTATCCATCACTTGAATCACGTCTGACTTAATACGTGCTTCGGGTAAAACTAAAATCTTGTCTTGCATCGGCTTAAATTTCATGCCGTCACCTCAACAATCTTAACTTTGCGCGGACGACCGACGCGCTTTTTTTCCTCGCCCCACCACTCGCCGCACCACTCGACTTTGTGTTTGATGTAAGTCTGCGGAAAACGCCTACATTGTCCCGCTACATCATTGCCTGACAAGTAATAGTTGCAAGTGCTACAGTTGTGCTCAGCCATTCAATGCTCCTTCATTGCGTGGTTAGAATCTCTGAGACTGTCGAGAGTCTCAGGGATTCGCTTACTTTTGCTTGTATTCGGTACGGGTGTGCGTGTAGCAAACACCAGCAGTGCGACCAGTGTCAAACTTCTTGTCAGCACCGATAGCATCTTGCTTGCCCATGCCTACACCGCCACGCATGGCTTCTTTGCGCTCACCGCTGGCATCAGCTTTAGCTGCACCAGCGGGTGCTTTTGCGGAAGTTCCGTAATTCATGTGATTCCCCTATGAAAGAGTGAGTTTATACAACGTGGTATTGATAAGATCAGCGATTTCGTCAACGATGTTTTGCAGTTCAGAATCTTGCGGCAGTAGTTGTCGCGCTTCGCCTACAAAGTCTTTCATTGCAGTCATGTATTGCATAGCATCAGTCGCTACGTGGTAGTCCTCGCCGTAGCCTTTAATACGACCATACTTGCCCTGATATGCTTCGGCAAACTGATCGGTAATCTCAATTATTTCTTTGTAGTATTCGCCAAGTGCTTGATGCTTGGCATAGCTACCCGGCCCTTCAGCGGCAAGGTGCATAAGATGGGCATTCGTCCCGCTGTGCAGGAGGACTAAGACGAAATCAGCGACATCTTTATCCATACGTCACCCAAAAAAATCGAGGCAGAATAGCGCCTGTAACACCAACCTCGATAAACCGCCGGAAGGAGGGGAGGCGGTACAGGCTACACACTAGCAGAAAACTTTAAATCTGTCTCAGCCATTCTAGCAGCTTGATTCTGCATGACTAGCACTAGATTTTCGACCCCGGCTTCATCCCTCACCACAGACCAGCATCCAGCCCACTTCTCTGCCCATTCTTCCTGTAGTAAGTTTTGTTTCCCCTTGGGTTGCTTGACCTCGACCAACCATGTGACACCTTGCTTTGCCACCAGTAGATCAGGCACACCTCTGCCCATCGCCGCTAGGGATAACACCGAACAGCCTTGCGCCCGAAAATGCTCGACGATCAGGGCATGGTTACTATCGACTTTTGCGGCTCTACGCATTCAACAAATCTTTCGTCTGTTGTAACAATTGTTGCTCTGTCCCGTAACGCTTCTCAAATTCCTTGCGCCACGGATGACGGCTCACGTATTCCGGCGTGTTGCGTCCACTTCTATGATGCGTCGGACAAAGACATATCACAAACATTTCACCCGCCCGTTTGCTGCCGGACAAAACGTGATGGATATCGCCCTCGGAACGTTCCATGTGAAACAACCTGCAAACAATGCAACCCAAGTCTCTAACCTTGGCTTGCCACTGTTGTTCAAGTTTTGTCAATGTCCACTCCCATTTCTACGGAAGCCGCAGTCAACCATTCCAACCATTCACTAAACTTTTCTTTCGGGTATTTGCTCGTTCGTCTGCCTAGCATCACAATGCCCCCATAAAGGCCGGGAGCAAGTCTAGGAGCGATTTCTCCCTCATAGGTAGCTGTGAGTATGTCCTTCCAATCGTTTTCGTGCAGGAACGTCTTTTGACCGTTTATCAGCCACTCTTTTTGTTTTGCCCAAGCCTTGAGGATTCGCCACTGCGCCGCGTTTTGGTCAAGGGTGCGGTCACTCATTCACTTGCCCCTTGCTTAAGGTCGACCATCGCTTCCCACCCAGCCCATCCCAACATAATCGGATGGATCTTCCCACTCGTCAGGCATAGGGTTCTGCGCTTGCACTTTTGCATCATGCTCAGCAGCGGAGGCATAGGCAGCATCCAAAGCGTTGATCTCAAACATGAATGCAGCCAATTCTCTGATTCGTTCAGTATTCATAGTTAACCGTTGTCCTATTGACTTGCAGCACCTTTGCGCCGTTGCGTAAATGAAAGTCTCGCGCCATGTCAGTCTTGGGTGACATAGTAATTACTCTATCTTCTTTGTATCTTGCGAGAACGGATCGCACAAGTTTCTGCCCGCAACCTTTTTCGTAACTCCAAATTGAATATAAGATAACTTTCATGCCATCTTGGTTATAGTTTTCCACTTGCAGTAATTCACGCTCAGTCTTTGGAATGTTAAGTCTGTACGAACAGCAAACGACCGCGCCTATGCGTTGTTCCTCAAGCCACATATAAACACGACTAAACGGGCTAACTTTGCGCTGCGGGCTAATCCTTGGACGCACAGGGTCATCGCGCAGGATTGGATCGGGGTCAAGTAGTTGGACTAGCATCATTCCCCCTTAATGCCGTGGGCGGCTTCGATGGCTCGGGCAAATGGTTTTAATCGCATCAAAATGTCGCCCTTGCTTTGTGCCCATGCCTTTGCAATCTCCTCATCCGTCAGCGGCTTGCGCTGTGGTGCATCTTTGTTTTTACCGTCATGAAATCCACTCATGTAAGCAATGGTAAGGTCATCAGATTCTTGATCTGACTGTGCCAAGGCTTCTTTGATGGCGGTG